AAACACAGCGTCAACTTTTAACTTAAATGTGCCTGCTACTTCTAGCACGATAGCGACCTTAACTGGTACTGAGACATTTACAAACAAGACGCTGACTAGCCCAACGCTGACTACGCCTGTTTTAGGTACACCTTCTAGCGGTACTTTGACAAACTGCACAGGTTTACCTAACGCTGGTTTGGTGAACTCAAGCGTGACGATAGGTGGAACAGCCATTGCCTTGGGCGCATCTAGTTCTACTATTACTAATGACTTGTCTATCTCAGGTCTAACAGTAGGTAAAGGCGGTGGTGCTGTATCTACTAACACGGCTGTGGGGACAAGTGCATTAGGAGCAAACACAACTGGTGCAAACAATACCGCTTTTGGTTCTGGTGCGGCTACGGCAACAACTACGCCAAATGGAGTTACTGCTGTTGGTTATAGGGCTGTTTATACAAATACAACGGGTATAAATGATGGTTTTGGCTATCAAGCACTTTATTTTAATACAACAGGGTCAAATAATACTGCTTTTGGTTATGGTTCTTTGCAAACAAATACAACTGGAAGTTACAACATAGGATTAGGGCAAGTATCTTTATATTCAAACACTACTGGTGTAAGCAATATTGCAGTTGGTTATCAAGCCCTCTATTCCAACACCACAGCAAACTACAACACAGTAGTCGGTTACCAATCTGGGTATAGCAATACAACTGGCTCTGAAAATACTTACATGGGTTTTGTTACTGGTTTTGGCAATACCACTGGTTTAAGTAATGCCGCCTTTGGTAAATCTGCTTTATATACAAACTCAACTGGTTCGTATAATTCTGCCCACGGACATTCCGCATTGTCAAGCAACACCACAGGTGCAAACAACACTTCTGTTGGTTATCAATCGCTTGTAAATAACACCACCGCATCTAATAACACAGCAGTAGGTTATCAAGCGGGGTATAGCAATACAACATCTTCTGCAAATACTTTAGTTGGCTACCAAGCGGGATACAGTACAACCACAAGTTTTGGTGATGTAAACGCTTTTGGTTGGAGGGCTTTGTACAACAACACTACAGGCTACTCAAACACAGCAATGGGTTCTGAGGCTTTGCGTAATAACACCACAGCAAACAACAACACTGCTATTGGTTATCAGGCAGGGTATACAAACAGCACTGGAGCGCAAAACGCATTTTTGGGTAGGCTTGCGGGGTATTACACAACAGGTGGATTTAACACTTTTGTAGGTGATGCCGCAGGGTCAAACATTAGTTCTGGAACTAAAAACACCATCATTGGTCGCTACGATGGAAATACAGGTGGCTTAGACATTCGCACATCATCAAACTACATTGTGCTGTCTGATGGGGATGGGAATCCAAGATGGTATAACACAGGTAGCGTTTCATATAATATTGGTGGTTTCAAAACATTAGTAAATGGTGCTTCACAAATTAATGCTTCTATAAGTATTAGTGAATTTGTTTCATCCGCAAATTCAGATACTGTACAAATAGCCAATACCAACGCATCTTTTAATGGTAATAATTTATTAGTTCGTGCAACAAGAAATACTACTAATGGAAGTTTTACTGCTATTTCTTATTACAATGATGGTGCAGCTGCATATAAATTCATCGTTTATGATAGCGGGAATGTTGTAAATACAAATAATAGTTATGGTGCTATTTCTGACATAAAACTAAAAGAAAACATTGTAGATGCAACACCAAAACTTGAAGATTTATGCAAAGTTAAAGTTCGTAATTACAACCTTAAAACAGACCCAACGCATAAACAACTTGGTGTAGTTGCCCAAGAACTTGAAGAAGTTTTTGCTGGCATGGTTGAAGAATCAGCAGACAAAGACCAAGAAGGAAATGACTTAGGCACTACAACTAAATCAGTCAAATACAGCGTGTTTGTGCCAATGCTCATTAAGGCTGTCCAAGAACTAAAGACAATCGTTGACGCACAAGCCGCAGAGATAGCGGAACTCAAAGCAAAGTAATTTTTTAAGGAGAAAACCATGTCAGAAACTATTGACAAACCAACAGCAGAAGAAATTGCTCGCCACTACTCTGCCGCAATGGACTCAGTTAACCTCATTAACGCTGGAAAGCCAGAAGGCATGACAGCAGAAGATTGGGCAGACTGCTTGGCTCGTAACAAAGAGCATCTAAAGATTATGCTTGCCAAGGACTTTTGGACAACAGAAGATTTATCTCCACTACAAGCCGCATCCGCATGAACTACGCTTGGAAAATACTAGATATTTACGCTGATGGTGAGAAAATCACCTCTGCTAAATACCATTGCGCTGTTTTTGATGGCGAAAACACAGTAGAAACAGAAGGTTACGCTACTTTTGATGGCGAGGCTAAGACTGCTTTTTCTGAAGTAACAGAGGAAATAGTCGCACAATGGGCTAAAGAATCGCTGACAATCAATGGCGAATGTCTAGTAGAAAAGCGTTTGGCAGAACAGTTAGCCAACTTGGAAAAGAAGCCAGCCGTTGCGCCTTGGAAACCACAGATATTTACGCCTGACTTATAAAGGTTAACCATGACAGTCCCAATAGACATTGTTTCTCGCGCACTAAAAGACATTGGGGCTTTAGAAGCGGGCGAGACACCAACACCAGAAGCGGCACAAGACGCTTTTGAAATGCTGAACGACCTTATCGACCAATGGTCAAATGAGGACATGATGGTCTACAATGTGACTGAAATTATTTTCCCAGTCATTGCTGGTCAGACTCAATACACGATTGGCCCAGTCGCATCAACTGCTAACTTTATTGGTGCATCGTTTACAGGTTCAATTTCTGGTGACATTCTTACAGTTACTGCTATCGGCTCTGGTGCTGTTGCACAGGGTCAAACCCTTAGTGGTTCTGGCATCACATCTGGAACAAAGATTGTTGACTTTTTGACAGGCGCAGGCGGTAACATTAACGAAGTCGGCACATACAAACTCAACATTAGTCAGACAGTAGCATCAACAACGATAACTGCTTACTACGAAAAGCCATTGCAGATTAACTCTGCTTTTGTGCGTATTAACACCACATCCAATGGTCAGCCCATCCTAAATGGTGGTTTGGACTACCCTATCTCTGTGCTTGCTTTGCAAGACTACGAGATGATTGGTTTAAAGACGCTTAATGGCCCATGGCCAAAGGCGATTTACTTTAATCCTGGCGCGGACACGGGTAACTTGTTTGTATGGCCAAACCCTTCGCAGGGCGAGATGCACTTGTTTGCCAACACGATATTTAGCAGATACAACACTTTGTATGACCCTATTGTGTTGCCACAAGGCTATTCAATGGCTCTACGCTGGTGTTTAGCAGAGCGTTTAATGCCTATGTATGGCAAGGCTAGTCAAGTGCAAATAGCGATGATTACGGGCTATGCGGCACAAGCAAAAGCAACTATCAAGCGCAACAACATGAGTCCGCTACAAGTGGCAAGATACCCAGATGCTTTGATGAATACGCGCTCTAAAGATGCGGGTTGGATTCTTACTGGGGGGTTTGTTTAAATGGACTTTGGACTTGTTGGGCCTTCCTACTCTGCGCCTTCGATTTATCAGGATGACCAAGAGACAATCAATTTCTTTCCAGAAGTTGACCCTCTGAAACAGGCTGGTGAGCGAGGTGTATTTGCGCTATACCCAACCCCAGGTCTTACTTTAAAAGCCTTACTGCCAAACCTACAAGAAGTGCGCGGTATGCGTACTGTGTCAGGTGGCGCACAAATGGTTGTTGTGTGTGGCTCTTATGTCTACGCAATGACCTCGAACTTAGTTCCTTCTGTAATCGGGCTTTTGAACTCAAGTTCTGGGCGCGTAACAATTACCGATAACGGCATAAATGTTTACATCGTAGACGGGGCATACCGCTATACATGGCGCATATCTTCGCCTGCTAACGCTGTATTTACGGGTTCGACTTCTGGAACTACTCTAACTGTTAGTACCATGTCTAGCGGAACTATTGTTGTGGGGCAATCGCTTTATGGTGTGGGAGTAACGGCAGAAACTGTTATAACGGCTTTAGGTAGCGGTTCTGGCGGTGTGGGTACATACACCATTAACTTATCTCAAACGCTTACCAGCAGGGCTTTAAACTCAACTGCGGTGGGTGCTGTGGTAACTGCCACTATCGCAACCAATGTTTTGACTGTTTCTGCTGTTTCTAGCGGAATTTTGTACCTTGGCCAAACAATCCAAGGCGCAGGCGTTACCGCAGGAAGCGTGATTACTGCTTTTGGTACGGGTTCTGGTGGAGTCGGTACTTATACGCTAAGTGCCAACAGCACAGTCGCAGTAGGCGTGACTATGTACGCCATCAACTTTTCTGTGCTTCCATCGACCGATGGGGCTTTCTCAGGTGGCGAAACTTGCGACATAGTAGACAACTACTTTGTTTACAACCGCCCTTCCTCTCAACAATGGGGTGCGTCTAACCTACTTTCGCCTATTTCTGGCTCTACTTCTTATTCGGTTAAAGATGGTGCGCCAGATAACTTGGTGGCTCTTATTGTTGACCACCGAGAAGTTTATTTAATGGGTGAGGCTTCGTCAGAAGTGTGGACAGATGTGGGCGCTGTGCCGTTTCCGTTTCAGAGAATACCTGGCACTTCTACCCAACACGGGGTGGCAGCTAAGTTTTCCCTTTCCCGCCTTGGTAACTCCTTTGCTTATGTTTCTCGCAACAATCGAGGCCAAGCGCAAGTTATGCAAATGTCTGGTTATATGCCAGCCCGCATATCTAACCATGCAGTCGAGAACTCCATAACCAATCAATATGTAGACGATGCTATTGCGTGGACTTACCAATTAGAAGGTCACGAAGTTTATGTCGTTTCCTTTCCTACGCTTAACCTGACTTGGGCGTATGACTCCACCACACAAATGTGGCATAAGTGGTTGTATACAAATACTGATGGTTCTTACTCTAGACATAGGGGTAATTGCTGTGCAGTATTTCAAGGCATGGTATTGGTCGGGGATTACTCTAACGGCTCAATCTATGAACTTGACAAACAGAATTACACAGACAACGGGCAAAATGTCCGCAGATTAAGACGCGCACCGCACTTAGTCGCTGACTTACAGCGTCAATACTTTGATGAATTACAGATTCAGTTCCAACCTGGCGTTGGCACTACGGGCTTAACTGTTGGGCTTTCCTCCAATATTTACCTAAATTCGCCCTTCATTATCTACCCAACCCAAACATTCACCATTAACCCGTTTCAGACTTATGTGATTGGTTTGCAAGCGATTGTGGGCAACACCACCACCACAACTTACCCCCAAGCAATGCTTCGTTGGTCAAACGATGGTGGTTCTACTTGGTCGCGGGAATATTGGGTAACTATTGGTCAACAGGGTAAATATAAGAATCGTGCCATTTGGCGCAGATTGGGCATGGCTAGAGATAGAGTGTTTGAGGTGTCTATAACAGACCCTGTAAACGCTGTAATTGTCTCGGCTAATCTCAAAGCAACGGCAGGGGAGAATTGATGGCTACTGGAATTTACAATACCTCGCAGTTAAACCCTTACCCACAGTCTGAATTTTTGGATGCAAGCACCAAAAGACCTACACGGGCTTGGCAACAGTTTTTCCTTAATCTTTTGAACTTCAGTTCGGCATCTACGGCTACGGCTGGAAGTGCCACCCTACCCGCCAATCCTGTGGGCTTTATAAACATCACCATCAATGGTGTGCCGTATAAAGTTCCCTATTACAATGTATGAAAATATTACGCATCCCACCAGAACAAGTTGCACAAAGGTGGTCAACCATCGTGCTTTTTTTGGAAGATGCGTTAACTAAAGCAGTAGCGGATGTAAATGCAGACCAAGCAAAGGTGTATTTATCGTCTGGTCAATGGCTTTTGTTGGGTGGCTTCGAGGGTGAAAATCTGTTAGGCATAGTTGCAGTTCAATTTTCAAACCGAGCAAATGACAGGGTTGCGTTTATTACTGCCGTGGGTGGCAGAGAAATAATAAACGAGACTTTGATTGATGAGTTTCGCACTATCTTGAGAGCGCAAGGCGCAACGATGATTCAAGGCTGTGTGCGCGAATCGGTTGCAAGATTGTTGCGTAAGTTTGGGTTTGCCGAACGCGCTATATTGGTGGAGAATAAACTATGAGATACAACGCCTTTTATGGTGAATTGCCATTAGAAGCCTTTAAACCCATCGGTGGGCGTATGCGCCTTTATGGTGGTGGAGACCCTATTTCTGCCGTTTCTGATGCTGTTTCTGGTGCTGTTTCTGGTCTTGGCGATATTGGTCAAGGCGTAATAAATGCGGTAGACAAAGCAGGCACTCAGATTGACCAAACAGTAAGGGATGTATTGCCAGGCGGTTGGACTACTGCGGCACTTTTAGCGGCTGGTTATTACTATCAACCAGAAATTGCCGCATACATGAATAGTGCTGGCAGTACAGTACCGCTTGCAGAAGTAACAGATGCAAGTGTAGTTACACCTAATATTGGTTCGTTGCCACAAGCAGGCCCACCCGTTCAAGTTGCAAGCATTTCTTCAGAATTGCCTGCTCTTACACCACCAGTAACTGCACCAGTAACTACGCCAATATCAGACTTAACAACAGTAGCACCTAACGCATCATCTGGAACTGGTTTAACCCAAGTAGGTGGTCAAGGCTTAACTGGTGACACACTTGGAAATCTGTCTACTATGGGTGGTGGGCAAGGTTTGACTGGTTTATCTACTACTGGAACTCCTATAAGTTCTGTTGGTGGTGGACTAACTGCTGGTGGTATTGGCGGTGCATTAGGTACAACTGCGGCTGGTAGTGCGTTAGGTACGGGATTGCCTGCCGCCGCTGACACATCATTTTTATCTAGTCTTATTCCGTCAACACCATTAGGTCAAATAGCGGCAGTTCAAGGATTAACTGGTTTAGGTTCTGCTTTAATTGGTTCAAATGCGGCTCAACAAGGCGCGAATTTACAGTCACAAGCCGCACAACAAGGCATTGACTTACAAAGACAAATATTTAACACGATAAATACACAGCAAGCACCTTATAGGTCTGCTGGTTACAACGCATTAAATCAATTAGGTAATCTCGGTACTGGTACTTATCAAATGTACGATGCCGCAGGCAACCCAACTACTACGGGTACAGGAACGGGTTATTTAACGCATCAATTTAATGCCGCAGATTTAGCCGCAGGATTAGCCCCTAATTACGACTTCATGCTTCAGCAAGGTCAGATGGCCAACCAAAGAGCCGCTAATGTGGGCGGTGGTGCTATCGGTGGAAACGCATTACAAGGTCTTAACAAATACACCCAAGATTATGCGTTGAACGCTTATCAACCAGCATTTACGAATTATCAAAACCAACGCCAAAACATTTATAACACTTTGGCTGGAATAGCGGGTATTGGTCAAACAGGACAAACATCTACAAACACAGCCGCAACTAACATGGCAAACGCTACAACTGGTTTGGGCGTAGGAAGTGCCGCCGCACAAGCCGCAGGGCAAGTTGGTCAAGCGGGTGCTTATGGCAATGCTTTAGGTAGTTTGGGTAGTAACTTAACTTTGGCTACATTGTTAAATCAGCGTGGCAATGCAACTTTGCCTGTCGCATAAGGATACAAAATGGCTGACTATCAATTTAATACAGATTTAACGCCTAAAATTCAAGGCACAAATCTTGCCGACATGGTTAATCTTGCGCGTGGTATTCAAGGCTATCAACAAGCAGAACAATTAAATCCATTGGCTGTTCAAAAAGCCAGAATGGAAATTGAGCAAGCGCAACAGATGAACCCTTTGACTTTGCAAAAAGCGGGCGAAGAAGTTAAGCAAGCAAAAATAGGAACTGAAAGTGCCACAACAAAATTGGGTGGCGAAAAAATGCAAAAGTTTATGGATACTGTTGGCGCACGAGTCACAGACCAAGAACTTTTAGGTGCTATTCAAGCAAAAGATAAACAAAAAGTAAAAGACTTGATTTCTGGTGACATACAAGAGTTAATTGCAAACAAAGTATTAACGCCAGCAGAAGCAATGCAGTCTGGTGCGCGTATGCTCGATTTAGCAGATAACAACTTAGACGCAGTTTTGCCAGCACTTAAAAACTTAGTTACTAGGGCGGCAAGTTCAGAATCTAGACTTGGCTTGCAAACTGGTCAAGTTGTCAAAATTGCTGGCGTTGACTATCAATACAATCCTGCTACTAATAAACTGCAACAAATTGGTGCAACTCCTAGTGCAACTGGTGGCGGGGCTGGAGGAACACAACCACCAGCAAAAGCACCAGCAAAAGGACAAGAGTTATTTAGGGAAGATATGCCCATTGTGCCAGGGCAAGTCATGCAACTTAACGAGCGTCAAGATGCGCGTTACAAAGAAGGCGAAAAAATACAAAAAGAAAGTAACGAGCAAGTAAAACACGCCAATGAAATGACGCAAAGCATACGCAAAATTAGAGAAACAATCGGTTCTGCGGCTGGTAGTTTGACAGGACAAGCATTGCGTAATGCTTTAAAAAGTGCTGTTGGTAGTGCTGAGTATGAAACACTTACAAAGAACTTAGAAGATTTGTATGTACGAAATACGGAAGCAATGGGTGGCAATACAGATGCGGCTAGAGAATCAATCAGAAAAATATCTGGTAGCGCAGACTTAACAAAAGAAGCATTAGAAGGCATTATTGACAGAGTAGAAGCAAGCAGTCATGCGTTAAAGAAATTTAACCAAGGTTTTAGCAATTACGCTAAAAATACTTCTACTGAAAACGCAAACATTCATGCTAGACAGTTTCAACAAGCATGGACACAAAACGCTGACCCATTAGTGTTTATGGCTCAAACTATCAATGCTTCTAATAAGTCAAAAGCAGAAAAGCAACTAATGCAACAAAAACTGCTAAAAGATTTAACAGATGACCAACTGGCAGATTTGAAGAAAAAAGCCAAAAACATTAAACTTCTTGAAGCGGGTAAACGCATATCGGAGAATGACTAATGGCTGATGCAGATGTTGAATTCTTTACTCGTAGTTCTACGCAAAAAAAGACTGCAAAAAATTACGAAAACATCGTAACGGATGAATTGCTTGATAGGCTAAAAGGCGTTGAAAGTAGTGGCGATACTTATGCTTTGAATAAACAAAGCAAAGCAAGCGGTGCGTATCAATTTACGCCAGAACAAACAATAACAATGCACAAAAAAGGCATTGTTTTTAATCCACTTGTTGAAAAAGAAGCCAGACAAGCCGCTAGAACATATCTTCAGCAACTTGTTAATCAAAACGAAGGCGATATAAAAAAAGCGTTGGCGCAGTATGGTGGGTTTGTAAAAGCCGACCCTACTGAGTATGTAAACAAAGTAATGGGTGTAACAACGCCCAAAGCACTTACTACTGCCCCAACAACTGCGCCAGTATCAGATGAAGATGTATCGTTTTTTCAACGAGTAGCACCACCGCCTGCACAGCCAACACCAGAAGAACAAATAGGCAATCAAGCGGCATTTGGCATTTACCCTCGCGTAAGTGGTAGACGCGCTGTTATTGAGCAAGCAAAAACACCATCTACCGAAGGCATGGGTGGGTCGTTAGCGGCTATTGGTGATGTTGTTGCTGGTTTGCCAAGTCAATTACTTGGTCTTGCTGGCTATGGCGGTTTACGACTTGCTGGCAGAAGCCCAGAAAGCGCGGCAGAAACAGCATACGGCACAGCAAATTTAATTGCACAGCCTATTGGCAAATTAACTGGCATGGCTGGCACGCCTGCTTATGAAAAAGATGTATTGACAACGCCTTTGCGTCAACTTGGTCAATACACGCAAGAAAAAGGCAAACAAATATCACAAGCAACTGGAATACCAGAGCAAGATGTGGAGTTTGCAATTAACGCTGGTATGCTTGCCGCGCCTAAAGTTGCTAAGACTATTGTTCCACCCGTTGTAAAAGGTCTAACTAATGTAGGCGGTGCTGTACAAGATGTACGAGCGCAAATGGCTCAACAATTTGCCGCCAAACAACCACAACCAACAGCGCAACCAACCCAACAAGGTATGCAAAGCGGTGGTGCAATGGCGGCTATGCCAGAAACAGTATTACGAGCAAATATTGACTCTGCTCTTGCTAATGCTTCGCCAGAGTTACAAGCACAGATTAGAAATGTAAACCCACAAAAAGTAAACATTCCAGCATTAGAAACACGCACATTAGAAGAAAAACATGGTGTAAATTTACTTTCTAGCCAAAGAACTGGTGATTTACTAGGTTACACAGACGCATGGAATAACAGAACTAAAAATGGTCTGATTAACGATTTTGAACAACAACCTAAACAACTTGCAAATGCTTTTGAGCAGTCAAAGCGTAAAAATGCACCAGATATAAGTTCTGAGGCAGACGCTTCCGAACTTGGGCAAATTACTATTAATTCATTAGCACAAAAAGATTTAGTTCGCCAACAAGCAATCAGTAACGCTTACAAAGCATTGGAGGATGCTAATGGCGGTCAATTCCCTATTGATACTGGAAAACTAAAACAAAACATTGATTCTGAATTATTTAAAAAATACAAATCACGATATTTGTCAGAACAAATTTCTGGGGATTTAGGTCAGTTTTTGGACAATCCTACATTTGAAGGTTTTGAAGCCTTGCGTACTAACTTGGCAGATGAAATGCGAAGTGCCAAAGATGGTAAGACAAGACAAGCGGCTTACATAGTCCGTGAACAACTTGAGAAATTGCCTATTTTTGGCGAAGAAGGTGGAAGCCCACAAGCCGTTCAACTTAAAGCATTGGCTGACAACGCTAGAAAATTGTATGCAGAAAGAAAAAGCATCATAGATAGCAACCCTGCATACAAAGCGGCCATAAAAGAAGCATCAAGTCTTGATGATGTTACATCTCAAGGTGAAAGCCTAAATGCAAACAAATTCCATCAAAAGTTTGTTTCTAGTGCAAGCCCAGAAGCAATTAGGCGTTTGAAATCAGAGTTGAGTCCAGATGATTTGGCTAATCAGGCTATTGCATTTTCAGAATTAGAAAGAGCAAAACGCGCTATTACTAATGCAAATGAATCTCGCGTTAAATCAGACACATTTGCTGATTTTATTAAAAATAACAAATCTGTATTGCGTGAAGCATTACCCCCAGAAGCCATGCAAGATGTAATGGAAATTGGTTTGTTAAACAGTAAGATTGGCAAACCAGAAGCGGGTGGTTTTAACTACTCCAATTCTTATACTGCAATGATTGGCGAACTTGCCAAACAAGGTTTGTTAACTTTGGGTGAGGCTAAATTGGCTACTGCTACGGGTGGTTTGTCTATTGCACCTGTTGCTGGCGCAAAAAGTTTGTTAGAAAAATTTGATAAAAACGCATTTGTTAACAACCAAAGAAATCCCTTTGGTGGACTAACTAAGGATTAAAAATGGCAGTCAATCTCTCCCCCATTGGTAACGGCTTTCAGTTCTTTACCACCACAGGCTTACCACTAGCGTCTGGGTATATCTATACCTATGTTGCTGGCTCTACAACGCCACAATCGACCTATACAGACTCTACGGGTGCTACTGCTAACACCAACCCTATTCAGTTAGGAACTGATGGCAGACCGCCTTCTGAGATATGGTTTACCGCAAGTGCTAACTATAAGTTTGTGCTTACTGATTCCTCTAATGTGGTAATCCAGACTTATGACAATCTATACGGCATCATCGGTACTACACCAAGCGTATCTGCTGTGCCTGCTGGTGGCATCATTATGTGGTCTGGCTCTATTGGCTCTATTCCTTCTGGTTACTATATTTGTGATGGAACTAACGGAACTCCTGACTTGCGAGACAGATTTGTAGTAGGTGCTGGCACTTCGTATGCCGTGGGCAATACGGGTGGCTTTACTTCTTCTGTGACTTCAAACATTGGTACAAACTTGCCTTTGTATTATTCACTAGCATTTATTCAGAAGTCATAACATGGAAGAT